CTGCAAGTACTTCAACGAGCGCGCTGCGGGGTCACAGGAAGAGAGGGGAGCGAAATCATGAACAGCAATATCGCCATCCGCCCGGCGGTCGAGGCCGCGCTGAAGAAGCTCGCGGCCGTCAAGCCGCGCGTCGCCTTCATCGTCGACGCCACCGCCAGCCGACAGTCGACATGGGATCTGGCGGCAAAGCTGCAGGCCGAAATGTTCAGCACCGCCGCCGACGCCGGTCTCGAGATGCAGCTCACTTATTTCGGTGGCCACAGCACGCTCGCGACTTCCCCGTGGCTGGCGAATCCAATCGCCATCCGGACGATGATGGAGCGCGTGACCTGTCGTTCCGGACACACTCAAATCGCGCGCGCCCTTCGTCACGTCAAAGCCGAGCACACCCGCCATCCGATCGCCGCCGCGGTTTTGGTTGGGGACATGCACGAAGAGGTGGCCGGGGATATTCATCTCGACGCGCAGAATCTTCACGTACCGACCTTCACTTTCCTCGAGGGCGACGATCAGCCGACCGCCCGCCTGTTTCAACGCATCGCCGAGCTCACCCATGGCGCTTACGCCGCCTTCGGGTCGGGGTCTGCCCAGCAACTCGCTGAGCTCCTCCGCGGTGTCGCCGCGTTCGCCGCCGGCGGCATCGCCGCGCTCGAGCATCAAGACTCCAAGGGCGCCCGGCTGCTGCTGACGCAGCTGCGGAAGAGCGCGCCATGAAGATCATCAGCGCGGACGAACGCCTCGCCGAACAGCGTGGGCCGAAGGTTTTGATCATCGGCGAGACCGGGATCGGCAAGACGTCACTCCTACGCACGGTCGCAGCCGACAGCGTTCTGTTTGTTGAGGCCGAAGCCGGCGATTTTGGAATCCGTGATCTTCCAGTCGCAACGGCAAATATCGACACCTGGCAACAGGCCGTTGATCTCGCCTGCAAGATCGGCGGACCGAATCCATCCTATCCGCCGACTGCGCGCTACTCCGAAGCGCACTTCAACGCGATCGGCGGGTATCTCGACGGGCTCGAGCGATTCAAGATCATTTTCGTCGACTCCATCACCCAGCTCGGCCGGCTGTGCTTGCGCTGGGCCGAACAGCAACCCGAGGCCCTGACCCGCGCTGGTTTGCGAGACATTCGCGGCAGTTATGGCTTGATGGGCCGCGAGCTGATCCAGCTTCTGCAGCAATTCCAGCGGGCCCGCGACAAGACGGTGGTCTTCGTTGGGGTGCTGGAGAAATACACCGACGAATTCAATCGTTCGGAGTGGCGGCTTCAACTCGAGGGGCAGAAAGCCGAACGCGAACTTCCCGGCATCGTCGACGTAATCGTGACCTATCAAATGGTCCCGGTCAAAGGCGGCGAAGCGACCCGCGCGTTTGTTTGCGCCTCGCCGAATCCGTGGGGCTACCCGGCCAAAGATCGCAGCGGCAAGCTTCAACAAATCGAGCCGCCAGATCTCGGCAAGCTGATCAGCAAATTAATCACCAAGCAAGCAAAGGAGAATTGAAATGCCTATAAACTTAAACGAGGCCGGCGAGCAGCGCGGCTTCGACCCGATCCCATCCGGGACGATCGTGCGGTGCGCCGTCAAAGTGCGCCGTGGCGATCATGGTTGGCTTACTTCGACCACTACCCCAAAGGGCACGTCCGAATACCTGTCAACCGAATTGACCGTGCTCGAAGGTCTCCACAAGGGCCGCAAGGTCTTCAACAACTTCGTGGTTGACGGCGAAACGGCCGGCCACAAAGAGGCACGCGATATCTCGTTTCAAACGCTTCGTGCCTTCATCGAAAGCGCCAAGAACATCAAGGCTTCGGATAAATCCGAAGCGGCGGCCAAGGCGCGCACGCTCGAGAGCTGGGGCGAGCTCAATGGCGCCATCGTCACCGTCAAACTCGGCGTGCAGGCGGCGAAGGGCGATTATCCGGCGAGAAACATAATCGCCTACGTGCTGACGCCGGAGCAAGCCGGATGGGTCGCACCGACGGCAGAGGAGGCCGCGGCCGCGCAAGCGGCTGCGACCGTTAACGCCGCATCGCCCCAGTCGACGACCGCGGCGAAGGAATCGGCCGCAATCGACAAACCCGAATGGGCGAAGTGATGCGCGCCGAACTCGAACGCGAAGCCGAGTGGCAGCGCAAGGCGATGGCGCAAGCGATCGCCGGCGTTCGCCACCTAGCCGTCAGCTGCAGCGCGGTTGATCCCGCGCTGCCGTTGGCACAGATCAGCGACGAGGGGCTGGGATGGTTGGTCACTGAAGCGATCTTCGCCTGGATTCAGGTGCGCATCGAGCAGGCCGTCGAAGAAGGACTGCCGTTCGAATACTGCCTGCGCCGCTCCGCCCCCCGCTCCTGTGACCAGGGCGCTGTCGCTGGAATTCTTACCGACCTTGGCAAGCTGAATCTGGATTGGTCGAAGCCGCTCAGCGGGTGGTCGCGGGGCCAGATGATCGGCTTTCTGAGCGCGGCTTACACGCTGATCGACCGTGCTCACAACGTGCTCGAGAACTCTCCCGATAAAGGAATCCTATCGAAGGCCCCGACCACCAAAGCCGCCCACGATCTGAACGACGAAATTCCGTGGTGACAACGTGCCAATCAACCTCAACCGCTCCAACTTCAGCGAAAAGCCGCTGTCGGTCGCCATCGATCAGGCGATCGAAGCGGCTGCGCCGCCGGTTGAGAACCGCCGCAAATATCTCGGCGCCTCAGCGATCGGATCCGAATGCCTGCGCGAGATCCAGTTCGATTGGATGGTCGATCAGTCGGCGACCCCGGCCCGTACAGCAGATATTTTCGACCGTGGGCACTGGGCGGAAGCGAGAACTCGCGAACACCTTAGTAAAGCCGGCTTCAAGTTCGCGCCTTCAGCGCAGCTAGAATTCAAGTCCGCCGGCGGACTTTTCCGGGGCCATGCTGACGGAATCCTGACGGTCGGCCCAGGAATCCCGGAGCTTCGCTACCCGTGTCTTTGGGAATGTAAGTGTTTGAAGGCGCAAAGTTGGCGCGCAATCGAACGCGACGGCTTAGTTGGATTCTTTGAGCCGTACGCCGCGCAGGTGGCGATCTACCAGGCCTATCTCGAGGCCACCGACAATCCAGCGTTATTCACTGTAGTGAACGCCGATACCTGTGAGCGCGTGCACTTCCTGGTGCCGTTCGATGCGGAACTCGCCCAGTATTGGAGCGATCGAGCTGTCGCCATCATTCAGGCCACCATCGCCGGCGAACTCCTGCCGCCCTTCACTGACGATCGCGAGCACTGGAAGTGCAAGGCCTGCCCTCACCTCCAACGTTGCGTCCACTGGTCACAGAAAGGGAAAGAAGAGCCCAAGCCAGCGGGGGCGTCGACGTCGCACGAGCTCGACATTCCCGAATTTCTGAGGCGCTCGTGATCGGACTTCCGACCATAAAGGCGCGGGCGATTCATGCGGATCCGCCACTGGCATTCCGGACCTACAGTTCAAAGGGCGAGGGGCGCGCGCCGCAACGTCACTACGGGTGTCTGTCGATCGAGATCCTTGCCGGCATGGCGATCGCCGACTGCGCGGCCGATGACGCGTTTCTGTTCCTGTGGGTGCCGCTGCGCTCGGTCTTCATCGTCAAGCCGCTGATGGAAGCGTGGGGATTCAGCTTCAGTGGCGCCGCCTTTTGTTGGGCCAAGCGCACCAAGCGATAACGGCTGGCATATGGGAAACGGCAATAGAGGCTGAACCTGCCCGCTATCAATCAGAGGTCAGCAGAACTATCGCGTTCTGCGTTGATCATCTGACGGCATCGGCGCGTGTCCATGAGATGCAGTTGGAACTGATCAAACAAAAGACCAAGCGCGATGAGCAATGAAGGCGAACACATGCCGGGGGCCGCACCATGAGCGACGATCCCAAAGAGCGGCACCGTTGGTGGCTCACGCCGACTGCGTTGTTCCGCTCACACGCGGCCCCGGTGTTTTTCCGGCCGGTGCATTGGTTGGACGGTTGTTGGTCGTGCGCGCCAAGGTCGCCGCACCAGCAAGAATTACTGGGAATGGAAACCAGCCGCCGAGAGCGGGAGCGCGCCAGAACCGCGCGCTTCAAGTTCCCAGCGGGTCCACCAATAGGCGACCTGCGAGACGCTATGGCCGCAGCACATCCTTGCCAAGGCGGAAGTGACGCCGCGTTCACCGAGGCGCGCGAGCGCTGGCTCGCGGCACGATCGCCGCATGCGCAGGAGTTGTTGGAGCAACAAACAGCGAGAGTAAACATGACGACGACTATTGACGAACGTGGAATGCCAAAGAAAGTGACTAATTGCGCATGTTGCGGGACTTTGGGGCCTATCGTCTTGCCACTCGGCGTTGCGCAGTTTCCGGCGTTCTGTACCCCCTGCTTTTGGAAAGAATGTCAACGCGCAGCAGCAAAAACGAACGGTGCCATTGGCAAAGTCATCGACGCCCTTCGACTCACCAACCGCCGTTGCAGCATCACCGACCTGCTCGTGATCGTGGCGTCCGACCGCAACGGATCCCAATTGATGATGTACATCGATCCGTCGGTGCCGGTCAAAGTCGCCGAGCGCAATTTTTGGCGTGCGCAAGAGAAAGAAACCAGTCCAGGCGGCTGGCAATGAGGGCGCCGGGCTGATGTGGACATCTATTACTGCAAGCACTGCTGCGGCTGGCATCTTGGGCACAATCGAGATCCGATCCGGCAACAGCAACGGCTCGATCAGTCCTCTTTGGCACGAGGCAGCGATGAAGGCCGACTTCGCTGAATGGGCGCGCGACAACCCGCCGCCTGATCTGCAGGAGCTGATCGCGCGTTTCGGCAGCTATTCGGCGATTCCGGCGAGCGCGTGGATCGAATTCGACGATGCAATGAAAGACTGGCAGGCGCGCTATCGCGAACGCGGCAAGGGGCCCAAAGATGGCAAGTCTCGATGAACCACTCGCAAAACATATCGCCGATGTGTTCCGGCGGCTGGGATCCGACTTCGAGGGCGAGCGCAATAACGCCGCCGCCGCTCTGAAGCGTCTGTTGGATGCCAACGGAATTTCATTCAACGACCTAGGGACCTTAATCGAAAACCACACCGGCGAAATCGAGGAACTCAAGTATTCCGACGCCGACGCCGCAGTATTTTTTCAGAAAGGCGTCGAGAAAGGCCAAGCGCAGGCCCGCGAATCCGGCGCCGGCGGCTTTTGGAACGGCGGCACCCCGCAGTGGGATAAGA